TGACTGTTGATGATGATGGAGTGATTACATTTCCTGATGAGATGATGAAAACTCTTGGATGGAAAGAGGGTGATGTGCTACAATGGATTGATAACAAAGATGGTTCTTTTTCTCTGGTGAAACCTGATGACAATTCCTAATTTCAAAAGCAACCACGACTGGGAAGCATTTACCCAGATCTTTGATAGTCAGTGGCATTGTAAAAGAGCACTGCTAAATCGTGTCAAGGATGATCTCTTCCCCAATACATCCTGGAACGGACTCACGTCTGGACATATGGAAGTCATCAATGACATCGTAACAAATCTCCTGTATGATGTAGATCGTAAGTTCAAAGAGACACATCAGGACTATAAAACTGATGATGATGATATCTTCGTTCCTTATCGTTCATTCAAAGAGAATGTGCTTGAAGCATTAAACGAAGCACTCACACCTTATGAATTACAATATAAGAATGAGTGCCCTCCTTGTGATACTCTTACCTGTGCTGACCACTTGACTGATGAATGATAAATCCTAATCTGTTAGATCCTAATTTTAATATCAAATTTCCATACAAATCTTTCCTAATTCGTCTGGAGTTTGGTGAAAATAAAAACACTACAGTGTGTCATTTTGAGTGTGAGGAACACTTGCAAAAATACCTGGAAAGGTATAAACTAGACAAAAGAACTATTAGGATTGATTATCGTGATGGAGAACCCGATGAACCCAGTAAAAAACGTAAGAGAAGTGTGGAGCAAAAGTCTGGAACGAAAAGTAAAGGAAGTTCAGGTACAGTTCGCAAACGAAAACCCCGCGTGGATTCCGTTGGAAACACTTCTCGCACTACAAAAGGTAAAAAGTGAAAGTTACTGAACACAATGTAGATGCGGATTTGCGTCTAGAAGAATATGAAGCACTAATGGAACTTGTTAAAAAAGAAATCAAGAACGATGATAACGACAAGTTCACAAAAATGTTTTATGCTAAGATCTATGGAAAACTGCTTGGGATGAAAAGTGACATCTAAATCAAATCTTATTCTTGCGCTGATGCAAGTAGAGAACATTGGAAATCTTGTGAGAAAGAATAACTATGAAGCATTCTTTACTTCACATCTCCTCCCCATCAAGTTTGAACTTGAACGTCAAATAGCACTACAAAATAATGGAAAAGAAACTGTATGATGATGCCTTCTATGTCTATAAGAAGGACTATGGACTGTGGGATTCTGTAGACAAAGATGGTAAAGGGTTAGTTACAGCACTCACAGAAGAAGCATGTGTCAGGGCTACAAGATTTTACCTGAAGGGGTTGCAAGAAGGATGGGATGATGCTAATATTACTAAACACGAAGGAACCGTTGGAGGTAAATTGTGACACAAAGAACTTTTACAGGTCAAACTGGAGATGTATGGACTTGGGAAGAAACTCCTGAAGTTGTAGCAGCACTCAAACAACTGCATAAAACTGTCGTGAATAATCGAGTCAACAAACCACACGATTATCAAGGTCCTTTGTATGCTCCACATCCAGACATCAAGAAAGATGCCTGAACTTACACAACATCAGTGGAAACTTATCTTCACTGCTGTAAGCAGTTATAGGGCAAATCATCCATTAACTGTTCCTTGCTACAAAGGAATGAATGAAGATTTGTCCTATATTCTTGATATTATTCATCCTTATGCAAACCTAGATTATGAACACGAAACCACTAACACTTGAGGAAGTAACTGAAGCAGCAGACATCTTCTTTCCTATCTACGAATGTGTAAAAAAACGGATGTCTGATGATGCAAAAGTGGAAGATATTCTCAAAGTTGCTGAGAATGTCTGCACCTTGGCACAAAAACTTCGTGCTGAGAAAGAAGCAGAAGCACTACCCTTTGGATTTAATAAGAAACAAGGAGATGGTGCTAATGATTAATTTTATCAAGTGGTTTTTCTCACCATCTAAAAAAGAAGTAATCTGTGAAGAGTCTGATATCTATTCAAAGATTATTGAACTTGAAGATCGTATTGCAAGACTTGAGGATGAAAGTGTAGGAACTGATAATGTTCTTTATGAACTCAGTAATTCAATTGATGCTGTTGATTATCGTATAGATATTTTAGCAGCAGAAAAATGGGATGTACGAAGACCTTGATTGTTTTGAAACCGCTCTAAAGCACTTTGGCACCAGAGTTGATGTTATCATTGCTATGGAAATGGCAGATAGGATTGATAGTGAAACTGCATATCAAAACATTAAACAAGAACTCAAAGAATTGAAGAGAGTTCGTAAGACTTGGAAACAAAACAAGGAATGTGATGATGACTGTTGATGATAGTTTGAAAATCTCACAGAATGAAGATGGATCATTTCAAATGGACTGGGACCCACAAGACCCAAAATGGTCTTGGTTAAATGGGTTGACACAGAAGCAAATTCAGGTTATAGTGCAGCAAGCAATCAGGGACTACCTCAATGACCTCCCATAGTTCTGACTTTTCTTACAAGAAATATTCTCTCCAGCATCTTGATGAATGGATTCACGATGCTTTGAACTGTGAAGAAATTACTCCTGAAGAAATCTACAACACCATCTTAAGTGTTGTTGATGAATCTATTGAGTATCATAAAACGCAACTGACTAAATCAATTGACCTTCTTTCCTTGTTGAAAGGACAAAGATCTGTTGATTTTGATAGTAGTGTTTCAACTGCAACTGAAAAGGACTGGGAAGATTTTTGGGAACCTACTGAAGAAGTTTCTAAAGAACAATGGGCACATCCAGAGTCATCACTGTATAAACATCTACAATATACAGAAGAAGAAATGGACGCAATGTGTGAACGTGCGGCAACCGAAAACGATAAAGATAAGTGTCGTGAATATAACCTGCGCGAAGCAGAATACTATAACAAACGCGCTGAACTTGATGCTATTGCAGAACAAGTGAAAGCAGCAGGTGGTTATGAATGGACTCCTAGTAACTGATGTACACTCTTAAACTTCTTGCACCATTCGTTGCATCTTTATGTGTGGGTAACTTTGCAGAAAAACAAGGCGAACTCTGTAATGTTAGACAAACACCCACGCCTGTGGTAAAATATTATGAACCTGGCAAATCTTGTTATGTAAATGGGATTTTCTATAAAAATTGTGAGGACAGATTAAATGGCACTATCTGAAAGTGTAGAACAAAGTTTAAAAGAAGCAGAATCAAGTTTGCGTAATGCTCTTGCATATGCTGCTCGTCAGGAGAAACCTTTTGTCGCAAGACAAATCTCTGAAATGATTTGTTCTATTGATAATCTTATTCGTGTCGATCAACTGGTTGATAAACTGGAAAATCGCATGAATGGACTTAGTGATGATAAAGGTTCTTTCGGCACTTTTTTTGATTAAGAACCGTAACCCAATCCCAAAGAAAATATTAAGAAACAATACATTCTCATTAAATAGATGTAGAATGTGTTGAGATACTAACAAACTATGACCCGTCCCGCAAAATGCACCGATCTCACAACAGAAGAGTGGGAAGAAATGTCAGCACTCAAAAATGCTATTAACCAAGCACCCCAATCAGTTCACCCAGATAAAATGGAAGCATTTACTGAGTATTTGGTGCGAAGTTTGCGACAAAAAGGTGGTTGAGTTTAGGTGCCGAAAGGCACCTTTTTTATTGGGAATTAAAGTTACTCACCTCCAAAGTGTTCTAGTAGTGTAAGCAACGCAATCAAATGGCAACCAGAGCACGAATCGGTATTGAACTTTTTGATGGTTCTATTCTTTCTGTTTATCATCACTGGGATGGTTATCCTGAGTGGTTGGGTCGCATCCTGAAGACTCATTACAACGGAAAGTCTCTTGCTTCCGAACTGATTGACGGTGGCGATATGTCTTCCTGCTGGACTGATGAGCGTTGGGATGATACTGGTGTGGTGGGAGTTTATGGTCCTCAATACTACTCTCAGCGTGGTGAAGATACTCCTCCTCGCCATGACAAGAATACGAAAGTGTTTCTTGCTTTTGGTGAAGAATACTCCTACATCTTCCGCAATGGTGAATGGGTGTGCTATAATATGCACGAATTTGAGGATAACAAACGCCCCGAAATCGTTGAAATCCCCGAAGGAGCACTTGCAATTTAATTTGGAGAATAATTATGCAATTTGATGATGCGGAACTCATGCAACTTCAGTTTTGTATGAGTGAAACTAAAAAGATGATGTCTATGGGCGGAGAGATCCGCCGCCATGCTTCAATCACTCAAAAGATTGAGGAAGAAATGCAACGTCGCAAAGAAGCAACGGGTGCTTATACTCCAGAAGGTGTTATGCGTCAACTGGAAGAAGAGATTAAGTTTTTTGAGGATAAACTTAAAGGTTGATTTGGATGAGTATCGCACTTGCAATTTCAATTTACACGGCATTACTTGCCATAATCACATCGCTTATGGTATATTATTTCCGTGTTATTCGTCCCAAAGATGAAGGGCAATTCAAATGATTTCTGACCTTATCCGACAACTGATTATGAACGCAGAAGAAGAAAAGATTGCTCGTGACTTCTGGGAAGAAGTAGAAAACGAAGCAGCAAAACTTGAAGTGACTGTTGACTATTATCTTGCGGAGTTTTATCATTCATGACATTCATTCTTGGTGTTGCAGTTGGTGTTCTTGCCACTGTAGGATTTGCTATTCTTTCAGTTGCATCTGATGCTGATGATGCAATTGACAAAGAATACGATAACTACTAAAATTGTGAGGTAATTTACAAAAACAAATGGCACAAAAGTTTCTCTACATTGTTGAACATTACATTCCTTTCCCCCAATCAGAATATGGTGGTCTTTGGAATGTGATTGCAGAAAATGACGATGAATGTTTTGATCTAATCACTGAAGATGATGATGGTAACTTCTATGAGAAGTATTATAGTGATTTGCGTGAAAACATTCTGAACGCAAGAACCTATGCACTTGCTGAAGATGTAGAATCTGAAATCGTTGAATCTTTTACCACCTGATAAATACTAATGCTTAATCGTGGTTGTTTAAGCAAAGAGATTAGAGGCAGAAATGCCTCTTTTCTTGTATAAATAAGTATAACCACGATTAAAGCAGTATGAATAACTTTTACACTTACGCATATTTGCGTGAAGACGGAACTCCTTATTATATTGGAAAGGGTAAAGGATATAGAGCATATGATAAAAGACACTCAGTTGGATTGCCAAGTAAAGATAGAATTTTAATATTAAAAAATAATCTTACCGAACAAGAAGCATTTAAACACGAAATCTATATGATTTCTGTACTCGGGAGAAAAGATTTAGGAACTGGTATTCTTCGCAATAGAACCGATGGTGGAGAAGGAACAGCAAATATGATACTAAGTGAAGAACATAAGAAGTCTTTACTTGAGGGTAGATTAAATTATTCTTTTACTGATGATGTGAAAGAAAAAATTAGAAATACTTTAAAAGAAAAAAATATTAAACCACCATCAAGAAAAGGTATAAAACATAACGAACAATATTTTAATAAAAGATGTAAAAAGTTGTATGAAATTACAAGTCCAGACGGTAAAAAATATACTACAAATAGATTAAAAAACTTTTGTAGGATGAATAATTTGAGTTGTGGTTGTATGTGTGAAGTTGTTAACGGAAAATATAAACAGCATAAAGGGTGGACAGTTAAAATACTGGAACAAAAACCTTGACTTCCTTTCGGGTTTTTGTTATTATATCTTTGTTGAATAAAAAACTTGGAACTTCCATCTTCTTTCTTTCATTCTCCTCCAGACGGATATTATTATGAAGCAATAGAGTTCAAACGAAATGTTGTCAGTATTTGGTTATGCAATACTCGTAAGTTTGACTATAACAATGGTGCTCCTACAAGAACTATTCACTCCTTTTACAATACTAAAACAAAAGAATACTTTGCCCCCATCAATAGTAAGACTATTGGTGCTTGTGTAAATATCACGGACACGCGGAATTATACTGCGATGCCTCTAAATCTTAACCCTTTGGAAGCAGCATTTGTATGAGTTACGAACCACAAGTTAATCATTATGTGAAATGGACAAAAGGTGTTGATGGGTGGATTTATTTCAAGTGTGAAGAATATGTTACTATTGAGTATAATGTTCGTCCCAAAGATGAAGTGAACCTTGATTGTTGTCCTATTCATAAAAATGATAGATTGCTTGTGATTTGTTACAAAGAGCAGTGGTATCAGTTGGAGTACATCAAGTCAAGGGAATCTGTGTATGAAGAAGAGGAAAACTGCTTGGCGATTGCTTGCTAAAGCACTGGGAGAAAAGTCTGGTAAAAATGATAATGAGGCGGATAGGATTGCTCTTATCCGCCTTGTGATGTTTCTGTCTATTTTTATCACAAACTGCTTCATCGTTGCTAATGCTGTTAGGCACTGGAATGATGAAACAAAAATCTACGTTATTATTGATGGATCTAATGTATCAGGTGACTTATTTCAAACCGAAAAAGAAGGGCTACGCTTATCAACAGGCAACGTTTTTGAAAATTGATGATGCTATTTTTTGGGAGCAACTTGTGAAGGAACAAGGTGCAAAAGACATCAAAATCCTGGTGAATTAAAGTTACTCACCTCTAAAGTGTTTCTATTGTGTAAGCGACAAACAAACTATGGACGGTCTCGACGACATTCAAGTTGAAGATTTTTCTTCATTTGACCTTGTTGAAGAAATGAATGAAGGTCTTTTTGAAGAAGACGACGACACCAAAACTTTCAACGCATTTCTTAACAGTAACTGGGACTTCTGACAGTTTCTAAACTGTCTACCAAATCAACCACAAACACTTTTATCCATTATCATAGTCAAATGACCGACAACATTCCCAACGTGCTTCCTTACATCAAAGAACTGAAAGAAGCATGGCGCCGCCAAGATTTCAAATACACCAAACAACAACAGGAAGAATATGACCTGCTGATTGCTACCCGCCGTGAAAGGGTTAAGTATTTCTATGATAACGATTTGGTGTGTAAAATCAGCAAATCTGCAATGGATAAACTGCGTGACGCTGAAGATAACTAAATATTAAAAAAGAAGTGTTTAGATAACAATGAAAACCTTTCAGGAGTTTGTATTGATTGCCGAGGCAACCTATGACGCTGAGTTTCGTTCTGGCGCACAAGTTCGCAAGGGCGGTTCTGGTGAAAGAATAGGTGCTGAGCGTAAGAAATCTGCTCCTGAAAGACGCAGGGTAAAAGCAGTTGGTGGTGGAAAGACCGAACCAGTTGCATACAAACCCCGTAAAGATATTGGTACTCAAAGACAAGCATCCACAAGAGTTCAGCAACCTGAGAAAGAGCGTGGATCTGCTGATGTAAGAGCAAAAGCAGCAGCAGCGGCAAAAGAAGAAAGAAAGAAAGCAGCACAAGCAAGAATTGCTGCAAGAAAAGCAGGCAAAAAACCTGAAACATCTAAACCAACTGCAAAAGAAGCAGAAAAAACTGCATCACAACTTCTTTCTAAAAAGAAACCTGAAGCAGCAAAACCAACACCATCAAAACCACGCAGACAGTGGAAAACTGAAACTGGTGGTCCTATGACTCGCCAGGAAAGAGATAAAGCAAGAAACAAAGAGAAAACAGCAGCAGCACAAAAGACTAAAAAATCTTCCAGCGAAATCCTTGCAAAAATGCGTAGAGAGTATGAAGAAGGTGGCGGAAAGTGGAGTAATGCTGTTGCAGTTAAGATGAGAGCAAAGGCAAAAGCAGCGGCTAAAGCATCTGAAAGTTGACCTGAATTAAAGTTACTCACCTCCAAAGCGTTCCCATAGTGTAGGGAACGCTTTTTTTATGGAAATGGAACTTTCTGATACTCAACGCTGTGATATTGTTGAGGAACAACTTGATTACATTGTTGAACTTTGTAACTATCACTTTGAGAATAAGAATGATAGTTATGCTGGAGTTCTGTATGCTGAATATAAAGAATGGTTAGAAGAAGATAAAGAATATGTTGTTGCTTGGGCACCTGATTTCACACAACTAACAAACTAAAACCCCACCAAACCCCTGTAAAATCGCCTGTAACACTATGGAAACCACAAATGTGAGTGTTGATACCCTAAAACGGATAATTTCTGATCTTGAGCGAGCGGTGAATATCTGCTATAATGTAGACTCAGCAGATAATGAGGATTATGAAAAATCCTATCCCTTTGCAACAGGTTATTCACGCTCTGCAATGCAATCTGTTATTCAAGACCTTAACAAACTGTTGTAAGCAATAAAAGTTACTCACCTCCAAAGCGTTCCTATAGTATAACCACTCATATTATGATTACCCTTCGTCCTCACCAGGTTCGCGGTCTTGATGCTATGCTTAAGCATCTTCGTGGTCAGTTGATTATGCCGACTGGCGCGGGAAAAACCCCTACAATGATTTTTGATTGTGTTCGTGAGTTTGAGAAGTCTGAACCGCAAACTGTTGTAGTTGTTGCTCCTCGCATCTTGCTTGCAGAACAACTCTCTGCTGAGTTCCTTGAGTTTATCACAGATCCTATGGTTCGTGTGTTGCACGTTCACAGCGGAGAAACTCATCACGAATCCACTACAAATCCCGAAGTGATTTATGATTGGGCAGTGCAAACTTACAAGCGCAATCGTATCATCTTCACCACCTACAACTCTCTGAATCGTATTCAAGAGTCTGGTATTGATGTAGATACGATCTACTTTGATGAAGCACATAACAGCGTTCAGCGTCACTTTTTCCCTGCAACTGAGCACTTCTCCGCTAACGCTAATCGCTGCTACTTCTTTACTGCAACTCCCAAACATTCTCTTGCTGCTAACAAACCAGGCATGAATTGGGGTAATGTGTATGGTCAAGTGCTGTGCAATGTTCCTGCTCCTGAGTTAGTTGAAGGTGGTTACATTCTGCCCCCTAAA